GATTACTTCGATGCCGTCGGCGTCGGACCCTGCGCGTGGAGAGTCCGCGACGTTGGTTGTTGTTGATGAGTGGGCATTCTTGCCGAACCCTGAGGAAGCGTGGGCATCTATTGAACCGGTGGCTGATGTCGGAGGCCGAATCATTGGTCTTAGTACGGCGAATGGAAGCGGAAACTTCTTTCACGAACTATGGGTGGGGGCGGAAACGGGCAATAACCGGTTTCATCCCATGTTTTTTCCGTGGTCGGCTACGGAGGACCGGGACGAGTCGTGGTATCAGTCGAAGAAGGAGTCGATGCTGGCGTGGCAGTTGGCTCAGGAGTATCCGACGACGCCTGAGGAAGCGTTCATAAAGTCTGGTAATCCGGTGTTTGATTTGGATGTGTTGGAGCAGATGGCGTCGATGATTCGTCCCGGCGAGATGGGGTATTTGGCTGAGCCTATTCCTCGCGTGGTGGAGTTTAGACGGGATGCTTACAGTTTGGCGTAGCCCCGTGGGGGGTAGAACGTATGTGTTGGGGGTGGATACGTCTGAGGGTCTTGTTCATGGCGATTATTCGTGTGTTCAGGTGTTGGATGTTAGGTCTGGGGAGCAGGCGGCGATTTGGCATGGGCATATTCCGCCGGACGAGTTGGCGCATGAGGTTTACCGCATGGCGTTGTGGTATAATGATGCGTTGACGTGTGTGGAGTCAAACAATCATGGTTTGACTACGATTGTGCAGTTGCGCCATTTGGGGCATCCGAACTTGTTTCGGAAGCGGACGTTGAATCGTGCTACGACGAAGGTTTCGATGGAGTTCGGGTGGAAGACGACGCGAACGTCGAAGCCTTTGTTGATTGACGATTTGGATATGGCGTTGCGGAACGAGGAGTTGGTGCTGTTTGATCGGCATACTCTGGCCGAGTTGCGAACTTATGTTCGTAATGAGCGGGGTTCGATGGGGGGATCGCCTTATGATGATCGGGTGATGGCGTTGGCGTTGGCGAATGAGATGCGCCAATACGCGTTTATGCCCGAGTATGCCCCGGCGGCGGACGATTATTGGACCGTCGATTGGTTTGCTCGGATGGTGAAACCGGAAGAAAAGGCGGATCTTCGGATCGGTTCCCACACGGTTCGTGGGACAGTGTGAACATACCTGTTAGAGACTCTATTGGAGGTAGTTGCCTTGGCAGTACGAAACTTTGTGTCGCACACGAACGGCACAGAAACGGTTGATGGCCCGAGGGGTCAGAACAACAAGATGGAACGCGGCGGTTCCGTTGTGGCTAACCCTGTTTGGGAACCGGCACAGCCTCAGTCGCCGCGTCAACGGTTTGGCGACCCGAAGTACGCCAGTCAGACCGGCGGTTACGGTGAAATTTCGGTTCGTGAAACCCCGCTGAACCAGCATGGCATTACGGGTAAGGTGGAACCGGCGAAGCCGCAGCCCGATTTGAAGGGCCATAACGCCGCTCCGCACACCAAGCGCCCGTAGTTATGGCGGTCCTCCACCCGGAGGCGTCTTACGACGAGTTCTGTGCTTATATCACAGATTTGAAGGGGCCGAAGTCTCCGGCGGAGATGGCTGATCTGTGGGTTTGGCGACAGAAGTTGCTTGGTATCCGAATAGATACCGGACGCGGGTACCGATCCCAGTTGCCGCCCGACGAGCAGCATTTGAGCCGCGAGGAACGCGGCAAGAAGGCTGAGAGGGAAGCGTTGTCTCAGGGGCGCAGTATTGAACGTCTACCAGATAAGGCGTATTTCTAGTGCCACGACAGACTCGCGCCGAGCAATACAGCATCATCCACGAAAAGTTGGATTCGTCTGCCCGATGGCGTGACGAAATGGGCTATGACGCCTTGTGGCGTCGCATGGTTGATTTGTACCGGGGTAAGCATTGGCCGCGCACTACGGTGAGCCGCGAGGATTTGATCGCGGTAAATCTGGCGTTTAGCACCGTAAACGTGATCGCTCCGGCGGTGTCGGTGAACCATCCGAAAATCGTGGTTACCCCGAATAAGCCGGAGGACGAGGATCGTTCTGCTTTCGTGGAAGCCGTTGTAAACCATTTGTGGCGGCATCACGATTTCCGCAAGCCGTTCCGTCGCGCCGTGAAGGACTTTTTGATCTTTGGGCACGGCTGGTTGAAGGTCGGTTGGAAGTTCGTTGAGCAAGAACGCATGTTGGGCGAAGCCGAACGTGACGAGTTGCTTTCGGAAGCGATGGCCGAAACCGACATGTTCGCTATGGAAAACCCGGAAATGGCCGGGGATTTGCCCGACGAACAAGAAATGATGGCGAGTGTCCCATCAACCATGTTGGCTGTTGTGGAAGATCAGCCTTTTGTGGAGCGGGTATCTCCTTTCGATATTTATATCGACCCCGAAGCGACGTGCGTTGAGGACGCCCAGTGGGTCGCGCAACGTATTGTGCGCCCGTTGGAGGAAGCAAAGAAGGATAAGCGGTATAAGCCGTCGGCGCGGAAAAACTTGTCAGCGGATTCGATGCTGAATCCGATGTACGCCCCCACGGATCGCGAGGAACAAAATCAGTATTTGGCTGGCGTGGTAGAACGCACCGTTATTTACGAGTTCTACGACATCACAAACAACACCGTGGCGGTAGTGCCGCAGTCGGGTGACGAGTTTCTTGTAGACCCGATGCCGATGCCTTACGCCTACGGGCAACCGTTCGTAATGTTGCGGAACTATGACGTTCCTGACCATTTCTACCCGATGGGTGATCTGGAAGCCATTGAGTCGTTGCAGTTGGAGTTGGACAAGACCCGTTCCCAGTTGATGAACGCCCGTAAACGGTACGCCCGCAAATACTTGTACCACGAACGGTCATTCGGCCCTGAGGGTCGTGAAGCGTTGGAATCCGAAGACGACGGCAGGCTGGTGCCGGTGGTGGACGAAAACAAGCCGCTGTCGGAGGTTGTCATTCCGATGCCGCAGATTCCTCTTTCGCCAGAGATTTACAACCTGTCGGCCATTATCGAACAGGACATCAACACGGTGTCTGGCGTATCCGAATATGCGCGCGGGTCGATGCCGGAGATTCGGCGCACCGCCACGGAAGCGTCGATTATCGCTGACGCACAGAACGCTCGCGCTGCCGACAAGTTGGCGATTGTCGAAATCGGCATCGGGCACCTAGCCCGCCGTGTAATCCAACTGATGCAGCAATACATGACCGGTGAACAGATGGCTCAGGTGGCGCAAGCAGCAGGGGAAACCCTATTTGTGCCATATACGCGAGATGACATTGTGGGCGAATACGATTTCAGCGTAGAAGGCGGTTCTACGCAGCCAATGAACGAAACAATCCGCAAGCAACAGGCCGTGTCGTTGATGAACGCCGTGGCTCCGCTAGTTGGAATTGTGATAGACCCAGCGGCTCTTGCTAAATATGTGCTGCAAACAGGGTTTGGGGTGAAAAACCCCGACAAGTTCATTATGCAACAGCAAACACCGCAGGACGCAGAGGTGGCACAAGCCGAGGCTGGTGCTGCTCCGATGCCATTCGGTCAAGTTCCGTTACCTGAATCCCCCGACATGGGTGCTTTCGCACCGACCGGAGGGGTTCCCCCCGAGTTGTTGGCTCAACTCCAAAATCAGATGGGGATGGAATATCTCGGGGCGTAGCGGGACACTAACAACTGTCTTATTGGGAGCAACCTTTTGGACTCCGAGGAGAAAATAGAATAATGGAAGAAGATGTGACGGAACCCGCTGTAGCGGACAGTCCAGAGTCTTCAGTTGAGGTTCAGCAGGAACCTGACGGCGACGCATACACCATAAAGGTGGATGGCGAAGAACGACAGGTCAGTCTGGAGGAACTTCGGGACGGCTACCAACGTCAGGCGGATTACACCCGTAAGACGCAGGATTTGGCAGCCGAACGCAAGCGGTTGCAGCAAGCAGAGGCGATAGTGTCAGCGTTGGAGTCAGATCCGGCGGGGACATTGACGGCTTTGGGTGACGCTTTTGGCGTACAAGGACAACCGGCGAATCAACCCGACGCTTACGAGTCGGGTTGGGAGGAGCCGGAAGACCCTACGGCACAGCGGATCGCACAGTTAGAAAGTCGCCTAGAAGCACAAGACCGCGCGCAGAGACAACAACAACTAGAGAAGCAAGTTGAAGAACTCCGTGGACAGTACGGGGACTTTGATTCCAACGAACTTTACCAGCACGCTCTAAGGCATAGAATCGGAAACCTAGAAGCCGCATTGACACACATGCGGTATGGCGACGTTGCTGAACGGGCGAACAAACTGGAAAAGGAACAGGAGCGGACAGAGGCAAAGCGTGATGCTGCCGTGGTGGAACCTACCGGTTCCAAACAGGCTGGTTCATCAACTGCTTCGGTCGGTAAGGGTCCCACGTCAATACGCGAAGCGTTTGAAGCGGCGAAACAAGAACTTACTTCATAAATATTAGAGCGAGGTGACAGGCTATGGCTGCTGGCAACAGCAACTTTGACGAGATTCTGTCAACCACCCTCAGGAACTACGTCCCGAAACTAACTGATAACATTTTCAGCGCACGACCATTGTTCTATGCGTTGACAAACGGTCAGACGATTCGGCGTATTTCGGGTGGTGCGAAGATCGTCGTTCCCGTAATCTACGGGACCAACTCAACCGCTGGTTCATACAGCGGTACCGACACTATTTCCACGACGGCACAGACGGGCATCAGCGCGGCTGAGTACGACTGGAAGCAGTATGCGGCCACTGTGACAATC